GACGCACGAGGCGCTGCGCAAGTCGATTGAACGCACCGTCAATTCTGGCGCGCGCAAGGCCCGCGCGATTGTTCCGGTGGCAAACGGTGATTTGAAATCTGGCATTAGCAGCACTGTAAAAGTGAGCGAAGGCGAAATATTTGGCTTTATCAACTTCTATGATGGCAATGAGGACAACGGACTTGCGGCCAATTCAATCAACTACGGCTGGGGGCCAAATCAGTTTGGGTACAACTTTCGGCGCGAAGTGAAGGCGATGATTGGCGAGCGGCACAAGCGCACCGTTCAACGCAGTCTGAATAAGGCACTGAAGGACGCAACGAATGGCTGATGGTTATGCTCTTGCAACGCAGGTTGGCGTGCTTGCCGCGTTGAATGCTGCTGCTGGCGTCACTGCGTTGGTTGCCGGGCGGATTTATGATGAGCCTCCGCAGGATGTGGTATTTCCTTATCTGCGCTTCAACACAATCCAGCCGAATGCTTTTGACACTGACACGGCGCAGGGGGCTTTGGTTGACATCACGCTTGAGGCGCATTCACGCAGCCCGTCAGGGCGTGTTGAGGCTGTTCGCATAGCTGAGGCCGTCAAGGACGCTTTGCACCGTCAAGAGGCGTCTGTGACAGTCGCTGGCTATACGCTGGTGGAATTGATATTCGAGACGATTTCGGCTACAAGAGATAGCGACGGGCGTGGTTATACGGCTGTCATTGCACTTCAAGCGATGCTTGATACCGCCTGAACCCGCGCTCTGGGCAAGCGCTCTTTATGGAGGCCGATATGGCTAAACAACTCGGACGCGCCCTGCTGGTCAAGATCGGCGACGGCGAAGTGGCAGAAGCATTTGCAAACCTTTGCGGTTTGAACAGCAAGACGCTCACGATCAACAACTCCTCGATTGATGTGACAACGCCTGATTGCACATCGCCAGAAGGTGCCTTGTGGACCGAAACGCTTGCGGGGCTCAAAAACGTGTCTGTATCTGGCGATGGCTTTTTTGAGGACAGCACTGCCGAGGCGCGGGCCAATACCGTCGCAATGGGGGCTGACAATTCGGCAAACTTTCAGATCGTTGTGCCAGACTTTGGCACTTATGCGGGCGCGTTCCGTTTGACGACGCTTGAGTTCGGCGGCGAAACTGAGGGCGGCGTGACATACAGCGTCAGCCTTGAAAGCACCGGCGTCATCGCGTTCACGGCGGCATAATGGCGATCACGGCAGAAGCGCCGCGTGGGGGTGTCGTTGAGTATATCGACGACACCTCTTACACGTTTGTATTGCGCAATCGTGAGATTGAGCGTTTCGAGGATAAGCACCGAGGGATTTTTGATCTTTGGGAAGGCTTTTTTGGGCGCGGCACAAAGCCAACAAGCACCGAGGTGCGGGATATTCTGGCGCTGGCCCTTGTTGGTGGCGGCATGAAGGACCATGACGCTGACAAGGTTCTTGCACGTTCAACGCCAGCGGATTTGATGCGCTTGTTTCAGGTGGCGCAGGCTGTCTTGGGAATTGCGTTTATGCCTGACGCAACGGATGAAGCCTCAAAAAAAAAGACAGCGGACCTATCCCAAAGCGGATGAACGTCCGCAACATGATTAAGAACGGGATCGTCGCGGGGTTAAAGCCTGATGAAATTCGTGATATGATCCCGAAAGATGCTTGGCTTGTTTTTGAGGGGTGGTCCGATGCACACTCACCCAAGAAGCCTGGCGAGGACGCGATGACTGCTGATCAATATCGCAAACTGGTGGAGAAAGTCGATGGCCGTTAGTGCTGAACAACTGAACATCATTTTATCCGCCCGGGATAAAGAGTTTGCGAAGGCAATGGAGCGAAACCAGAAACGGGTTGAGCATTTTGCGAGGAAGTCCAATAAAAGTCTTGGATCGGTTTCGGCAGGCTTCAAAAGGTTGTCTTTGGCTTCGGCAGCGTTTTTGCCTGCACTGTCCGCAACGGCGGTTGTCGCGGCTGTTCGTCGGGTGACTGAGCAGCTAGATGAGATTGGCAAAAAGGCTGATCAAATTGGCTTGACGACTGATGCGCTGCAAGAGTTCCGAGCGATTGCCGAAAGTTCTGGCGTATCTCAGGCCAAGCTGGATAGCAGCCTTGAACGCTTTTCAAAGCGGTTGGGTGAGGCGTCAATGGGAACGGGCGCAGCGAAAAAAGCGCTTGATGAATTGAACCTGAGCGCGGATGAATTGCGGCGCGTTGGCCTTGATGAAGCGGTTATGCGCATTTCTGAGGAAATGCAAAAGGTTGAAGACCCGACGCGCAAAGCGGCTCTTGCGGCTGGCTTGTTTGGCCGCGAGGGTGTTGCGATGATCAACATGCTGCGCGAAGGCCGGGATGGCATGGAGGCGATGCGGCGCGAGGCGCGCGAACTTGGCATTGTTATTGACGAGGATATGATCCGCAATGCTGAGGAGGCGCAGACGCAGCTTGACTTGATGTCGCGCGTCATCAATGCGAATTTGAGCACTGCGCTGATCAACTTGTCACCTTTGATTGTGAAGGCTGCGGAAGGGATTGCCACAGTCTCACAAGCGGTCAATAGGTTTTTGGACCTTCGTAACCGGCTATCTGACGAACCTCTTGATGCAACTGGGTTGCGCAACTTGGTCGAGGAATATGAGGGTCTTGAAAGCGAACTTAGCGCCGTGACGCAGGCGCAGGCAGCTTACAACGCCAATGTCGAGAAATACGGCGAAGCAAGTGAGCAGGCTGCAAGTTGGCTTTCAAAACTTACCAAAGCAGAAGACAATCTTCAGCAAGCGATTGCGCGCCGCAACGCTGAAAAGGCGGCTGAAGGACGCGCTGTTTCAGGAATTGAGGGAATTAGCGCAGAAACAAAAGAACTCCGCGAACAGGCCGAACTCAACAAGTTGTCAGCAGAGGAACGAGAGCGGCAGCGCATTGCCACAGAGCGCATGCGAAAAGAGGCTCAAATTATTGCTGATATTGAGGCGAGCGGCAGAGAGGTCACAGCAGAACTGCGCCAAGATATTGAACAGATTGGCGAGAACTATGAGCAGGCAGCTATTTCGGCGTCAAAAATACTTACACCGATGCAGGCCGCTGCAAGCACCACAGCATCAACCGCGCGTTCTGCGCAAAATGCCACTCAGTCGTTTGAGGATATGTTTGGTGCCATAATCAACGGCTCCCCTGCCCTTCAAGCTCTTGGCTTTGACGCTGAGAATTTAAGAAGCACAATGAGCACCGTCGAGGCCAGCATGGAGGACGCATTCATGTCAATGATTGATGGCACGCAAAGCGCCGGAGATGCCTTCAAGTCAATGGCGTCTGAAATCATCAAAGAGTTGTTTCGGGTTTTGGTCGTGCAGCAGCTTGTCGGCAGTTTCAGCAGCGGCGGTGGCGGCATTCTGGGCAGCGTGTTCGGGGCTATCGGCGGAGGTGGCGCGCCCATCACGGGGCAGGCGTCGGGCGGCAGCGTTCAGGCAGGCAAGCCCTACATCACCGGAGAGCATGGCCGAGAATTGTTCGTGCCGCAAGTCAACGGGCGGATATTGAGCGCAGGGCAGACGAACAACGCAATGTCATCCGGCGGCGGTGGCGTCACTGTCATTCAGAACAACACATTCGGCTCAGGCGTCAGCCGAGCGGAGGTTACCGCGATGCTGCCCAAGATGGTTGAGGCGACGAAAGCTGCGGTGGCGGACGCCAAGCTGCGCGGCGGCTCTTACGGAAGGTCCTTCGGATAATGGCAATCACGTATCCCCTCGCCCTGCCAGCGCACACGGGCATTCGCAGCGTCAGCTTTCGGGCCAGAAACGCGGTGGCCTATAGCATGTCGCCGTTTACCTTTGCGGGGCAGGCGCACCAATACGCGGGCCAGATGTGGGAGGCCGACATCACGCTGCCGCCCATGCGCCGCACAGCCGCAGAGCAGTGGAACGCTTTTCTGTTATCCCTAAACGGGCAGGCTGGGACGTTCCTGCTTGGCGATCCGAATGGGTGTGTGCCAAGAGGGACGGCATCGGCAGCACCCGGCACGCCAATCATCACGGATCAAACGGGCAGCACAATATCCGTCACGGGTGCGGCGGTTAGCCAAACGGGCTGGCTTTTGGCTGGCGACTACATCCAGCTTGGGGCGGCTGCTACGGCAACGCTGCACAAGGTTCTGGTGGACGTTGACACTGATGTCTCTGGCAACGCGACGCTGGATGTATGGCCAGCCGTGCGCGGGACAAGATCGAGCAGCGTTGTCGTGGCAAACGCCGTTGGCCGTTTTCGCTTGGCCGAAAATGTGACGGGTTGGAATGCTGACGTGGCGCAATACGGCATCAGCTTCAGCGCAATGGAGGCAGCATGAGCCGCACGGTTCCGGCACCTCTTATCGCGGCTTGGGCTGGCGAAACTGCGCAGCCATATTTCGCGGTTGAGTTTCTTCTGAGCAGCGCGTCTGTCCGTTTTTGGAGCGGGTATGGTGACAAGGTTATTGGGTCCGACACCTACCTTGGCGCGGGTGAATTGATTGCAATCAGCGGCCTTGAAGAAGTCAATGATATGTCGGCCAAGGCGCTGACAATCAGCCTGAGCGGCATGTCCGGCGCTGTGATCAGCTTGGCGCTGCAAGAGCCGTATCAGCGGCGCGTGTGCCGGGTTTATTTTGGCGACGCATCGGTGACTGACGTTGTCGAGGTGTTTACCGGACGTCTGAACAAGATGACGATTGAGGACAGCGCCGAGTCTGGCACTGTGTCGGTGCTGGTTGATAGCAAAATGGTTGAGGCGGAAAAGGCCAGCAACCGCCGCTACACGAGCGAAAGCCAGAAGGCGCGGTACGCTGGCGACACGTTCTTTGATTATGTCGCACCAATTCAGGACGCGGAGATTTCATGGGGCCGCAAAAGCAGCTAAACGCCTATCTCAAGGCCGTCAGGAGCGCGCCTTTCCGGTGGGGGCACCACGACTGCCTGACGTTCACCAATGGCGCGTGGCGGGCCATGTATGGCCACGGGTGGGCCGACGATTGGCTGGGGCGCTATATGGTTGCGACGGCCTATGGTGAACGGCCCATGCGCAAGGACCAGCTTCGCAGCGAGTTTGGGTTCTTTTCGTTTGTGGACGCGGTGGATGATAAGCTGACGCGGGTTGCGCATGTACCGCCGCGCGGCGCGCTTGTGGTGACGGATCGTGTGGCCGATTGGGGCATTGGGTACGGCATGGGCATTTGCACGGGCATCAAAGCGGCGTTTCTTTCGCGGCAAGGTGTGATATACATGCCCATAACCGATATTTCGAAGGCGTGGATATGAAGAGACAGGTCCCTTACAATGTGATGCGATATGCCGATTGGGATCAGGCTCCGCGCGATCCTGTTACTGTTGGCGCTGCAATTCTAGGCTCATTGGGATCGTTTGGTACGGCGGTCGCAGGCTTCAGCATATTTGGGATAGGCGGCGCTGCTATCGTTGGATACCTCGCCATATCTGCCGTCTCAAGCTGGGCGCTGCAAGCACTTGCCCCAAAGCCTGACTTTGGCGCGCTCACCTCGCAAGGCATCCTTGTAAACCAGAAAAGCGCAATTTCGCCCCATGACTTCGTTTATGGCCAAGTCCGCAAAGGCGGCACAATCACCTACTATGAGACGACTGGAAACAACAACAAGTTCTTGCATCAAATTATCGCACTCGCTGGCCATGAGGTCGAGGAAATTGGCGACATCTACATCAACGATGAGGTGGTGACGTGGGACGCGGACACGGGCTTTGTGGATGGGCGTTGGAAAAACAAAATCCGCATCCGCAAGCACCTTGGCGATCAGACAGCCGCCGACGCAGACTTGCTGGCCGAGAGCGTGCAAATAAATGGGTCATTCGTCGGCAAAGGCATCGCCTATCTTTATGTCCGATATGAGTTCAATCAAGACGTGTTCGCAAATGGCTTGCCGCTGATCACGACGGTGGTGAAAGGCAAGAAAGTTTACGACCCGCGCACGACAACAGCCGCATGGAGCGCCAACGCTGCCCTGTGCGTCCGTGATTACATTGCAGCGGCTTACGGCATGTCTGACACCGACATTGACGACACGGCCTTCTCTGTGGCCGCCAACGTCTGCGATGAGGCCATTACATTGGCTGGCGGCGGCACTGAAGCCCGATACACCATGAACGGCATTGTGAACGCTGGCGATAGCCATTCCACAATTCTTGGCCGCATGATGACGTGCTGCGCTGGAACGCTATTCTGGGGCGCTGGCAAATGGAAACTGATTGCCGCCGATTATGTGGCTCCGACAAAGGTTCTGACGCTGGACGATATGCGCAGCGGCATCTCGCTTGATACGCGGACCAATTTGCGCGACCAATTCAACTCGGTGCAAGGCACCTTCAACGATGAGGCCGCGCGATGGATCACGACAGATTATCCGCCGTTCACTTCGTCCGTCTTTGAGACTGAAGACGGCGGCGAGCAAACCGCGCTTGATATGCAACTGCCTTTGACAACCAGCGGATCAGCGGCGCAGCGCATTGCAAAACTGACGCTGTTCCGAGCGCGTGAGCAGATGACATTCAGCGCCGACTTCGGCCTGAATGCGCTGGATGTTGAGGTGGGCGAGATCATCGCGCTGACGATTGATCGCTACGGCTGGGACGAAAAAGAGTTTGAAGTGGCCGCGTGGAAATTCGGCCCAAGCGGCGAGGGCGGCGATCTGCGCGTGACGATGACGCTGCGCGAGACATCTGAGGCCGCGTTTGATTGGAACGCCGAAGAGGCGGACATCATCAGCAACAACACGAATTTGCTGTCTTTTACCGATGTGCCGTCTGTTGGCATTGCCTTATCGCAGCGCACGCAGATTGTCCGTGAGAACGTCACAAACATCATCACGCTGAACATCACGTCCGGCGCTGGCGAGCGGATTGATTACATTGAGGCGGAGTTCAAGCTGTCCAGTTCGGATCGCTGGATTTCGCTTGGCACTGGTCAGCTTGGCGACTTTGAAGCCGCCGATCTGGACGACGGCTTTTATGACTTTCGCGCCCGGGCGATCAACGCATTTGGAGTCAAAGGCGAATGGGAGTTTGCCTTCAACTATGAGGCGATTGGCAGCAGAGAGCCACCGTCTGACGTGCAGAACCTTGTGGCCGAGGTGAATGGCGCAGTGGTGACGCTTGATTGGGACGCTGTTCCTGACGCCGATTTGTCGTTTTATCGCGTGCGGTATTCGCCCGAGTTGGCAGGAGCAACGTGGGCCAACGCGATAACATACGTTGACAAGGTGCCGCGCCCGGCGTCCATCGCGTCAGTCCCGGCCCGCGCAGGGACGTATCTTGTCCGCGCCTATGACAAGTCTGGCATATCCTCGCTTGGCTTTACGTCCGTTGTGGTTCTGCCTGCCGATCTGGAGCCGTTCACGCATACGATCAGCTTGACGGACAGCCCGACATTCACGGGGGCCAAGACGAACACCGAGGTTGTTTCTGGCGCTCTGCGATTGACCGCCTACACGACTGCGCCTGCGACTGGTGAATATCTGTTCAGCGATGTGATTGAAACCACTGGAGGCGGAGGCGGAGGCGCAGGTAGTGGTGGGATTAAAAGGTGCCGCGTTTATGTGACAGGCACGAACAATCGCTTTGATAATTCGGCTGGCCTGTTTGACGATCAGCCAGGATTGTTTGACAACGCCCCAGGCAATTTCGATGATCTTGGCGGTGACAGCCAATTTGCCGACACCAACATCATCACGTATGTGTCGGTCACGCAGGACGATCCTGACGGAACGCCAACCTGGTCTGACTACCAGCCGATCAAGGTGGCCGATATATCTGGACGCGCTTTTCGCTTCAAAGTCCGGCTAAATTCGACCACAGACAATGTAACCCCGTCGCTTTCGGCGCTGACGGCATATGTGGAGCACAATTGATGTCTCAAAATGACCTTGTAATTGACAACCAATCATTTCCTGCAACGCGATCTGACATCAACAGCGCATTGCAGGCGCTGGGCAGTCTGAGCAGCGGATCGTCGGCACCCGCCACGACCTATGCGAACATGCTCTGGTATGACACGATAAACAACACCCTCAAGATGCGGTCTGAGGCGAATGATCAGTGGATCAGCGTTGCATATGTTGACCAGTCGGCCGACGCTTTTCGGATACTTGATGACACTCAGGTTGTGAATACGTCAGGCACGCAGACAGGGCTGTTGGGCGATCAGGCCACCTCGGCTTGGGAGGCTGGCACAGGGACAACTGAGAGCCTTGTGTCGCCTGCCAAGGTCAAGGCGGCGATTGATGCCATTAGACCAGAAGTTACGGACAAAGATGTGCCTATATCTACGGTGAACCCGGCTGGGTTATCCGAAGTTGTGTTTTCAAGTCTGAGCGAACCCTTTTACAGCTTTTATTTCAATGGCATTTATCCTGCAACAGCAGACACTGATATATTGCTGTATGTGTATATCAGCGGTGACAATGGTGTGACTTGGACAGTCGCATCAGACACAAACACTGCCAACTGGAGGTTAAATGGTGGGGGGTCTGGCTTGTTAAGGCTCAATACTGCTGTGGGCGTGGGAGAATTTGCCCTTGGTTACAAGGACGCCATCACATCTAAGTCTGGCAGCCTCATCACGCCCACCGGTGCAACTCTCCCCATCAACGCGATACGCGTTCGTTGGTGGCGCGCCGATGGTGACGTTTTGAAAAACTTCGGCAGTGATATAGGCCAAACCATAATTCAATACGCGAGGTAAGCCATGAATAGAAAAGTGTCACAGCAGAGACTTGCTGAGGAAATCGTTTCGGCGGGTCATCCACAGGACATCCTACCGTATCTTGAGCGGATGGCTCCCGGTATCGTCGAACGCTATTGCATGTACGTGCGAACCATTGCCCATAAATTCGGAGTCTCCGAGGCGGATGTGGATGAATTGTTCAAAAGGGCCTCTGAAAACCCTTTTTGACACACACCCAACCATGAGCAGGCCGATCCCGCAGCGATTGATTGGCCTGCCATTCCGTGATATAGATCGGCCAACCTTAAATGAATGGGGGCCGACACATGGCGCAAAATACAGACATCGTTCTTGCAATCGCTGCTTGGACGCAGCTTACAAACGCTGACGTAACCGCAATCACATTCCAGAATAAGTCCGGCGGGTTTATCCTTGTCAAAGGCACAGTGGGGGCCGTTGCGCCAACTGATGATGATGGGGCGGTGCGCTACAATCCCGGCCAAGGCGAGCGCAATGTCTCGCTGTCCGATCTGTTCCCCGGCATTTCTGCAACCCGCGTTTATGCTTACACCAGCGCCGGTGCCGAGGTGATGGTCAGTCATGCGTAACATTGTCAGCCCGCTTGATGGCTTTTTGTCGCCTTTCGGCCGGCGCGGTGGCATACCGCTGCTGGGCGGAATACAGCCGACGCTCTTCTTGGACTTTTCCGCACGTGTCTATGCCCGCCGAGAATTGGACGCTCAGGACTACCGCATTGGCGGGTCTGACCCCGTGCTTGTCACTGACTTCTCAAACAACACATTTGGAGCCTGACACATGGCACTTGATACGACAAAGACTGCACACGAACTTATCAACAGTGGTCGATCCACCGGGCAGACCGTCCTTGATAGTGACGGGAACCTGAAGTGGGCGATGGAAAACCTGTACCGCAACGGCGCTGGCGGCGCACAGTCGATCACGGTTGTGTCTGGGGTTGACTACACGATCCGCGCGGCAAGCGGCTCAGTGGCATATTCTGGGGCTGCGACGGGTACACTTGATGCGAGTTCCGGTGTGTCGCGGGTTGAGGTCACAGCGTCCACAACGACTCTGACGATCACCCCCACAGATGCAACAGAGATTGCCGTGTATCGCTCGGACTTGGGGGGTATGCAGTTTGACAAATACGGCAGTGATTATCTGCCTAACACGACAGCCGGTGCCTTGTACGGTCTGGGCATTGACTACTCGACAGGTCGAGGTGGGTTGCAGGTGTACGAGGGGCGGACGAACATTCTGCTGAATACCGCATCGCTTTTAACGCAGGGTGTAATTGTTACGGCAACACCCTACACGCTTTCCTTCACCGGAACAGGCACAGTGACGCTTTCAGGCGCATCTACTGCTGGTCCTCTTGTCGGCACAGGGGCTGCGGACACTGACCGCGTAAGTCTGACATTCACGCCGAGTGCTGGGACACTTACATTGACTGTCAGCGGATCAGTCACCTTTGCCCAACTCGAAGCCGGTTCCTCCGCATCCCCACTGATCCCCACCTATGGCGCAAGCGTGACACGCGGGGCTGACAATCTGTCAACGCTGCTATCCTCCTTCGGATACAACGTGAACGCAGGGACACTGGTTGTTGATTTCGTTTCCTTTGACAGCGACATTACAGATACCCAGAACATTGCGGGCTTTAGCGACGGTAGTTCGCAAAACCGCGCTCTTATCCGTAGAGAGGGCGTTACGTCGAGGGCGCTTATCGTTTCTGGTGGATCAACGCAGGCAAACTTCTCTGTGGACGGCATCGCCACGGGTGAAACATCTAAAGTGGCGCTAGGGTTTGAGCCAAATAACTTTGCTCAGTCTCTTGACGGCACAGCGGTTGTAAATGACGCCGACGGGATTATGCCAAGCGGCATCACAGAGTTGAAGTATGGACGTGCCGACTTTGAGCCAACGTCTTCAATACTCAACGGCCTGATCCACTCGATAGCGTACTACCCCTTCGCGGCAAGTGACGCACAACTGGTGGAGGCATCAAGCTAATGGCACTCGATATTGAAACAGAGAGTGGCCCAATGACAGCCTTCGTCACAATGCAAAACGGGCGGCTTGCGTTTTCCACGCGGGCCACCGACATGGCCACCCACGTTGCCGAGTTTACAGCGGCGGGTCTGATGGACGCAGATGGAAACTACACCAACTGCACAGTGGCAGAGATTGGTCCTATCACCCTGACCTACACGACAAACGAGGATGGGGAGCAAGTGCCCGATCAGGTGGACACCAGGTTTCATGCCAACACGTTGCTGGACTTAGCAGCCACCCAACGCCGCCAGTGGGAGCCATGGGTTCTGTCTTGGATGGCTGCAGACGATGCACCCCCAAACAGTTCAGAGCAAGGCAAGACCGCGCGCGGCATCGACCTGATCGAAATGTCAACGATTGACCACCCACGAAACCGGATTGGATAGGGTATATGGAAGTGTTGTTTTCCAAGTTTGGGTGGCTGATCGGCGCAGCAGTTGCGGCCATCGTTTGGCTTGTCAGGCTTGAGGCCATCGCGCTGTCAAACCGCGCAGAGATCAAACGGCTTTGGGACCAGCGCTCAGAAGACCTGCAAGCGGCAAAAGACAGCCGCGACGAGACAAACCACATGCTTGGCGAGATACGGCAAGACATCAAAGAACTGCTTCGAAAGGGTCTGTGATGAAAATTCCAGCGCACAAAACGACAATCATGGTCCACTGCCTTGCCACGACAAAGGCCTGGGGGCTAGGCAAGCCTATCAAGGCCATCATGAAAGAGGTGACGCGCTGGCACGTTGTTGATCGGGGCTGGCGTGCTGTGGCCTACGCGGTGATCCTTGGCTATGGCGGCGAACGTGCGCTTGGCCGTGATCTCGACGGCGACGGTGATGTCTACGAAGAGACAGGCGCAGGAGCACGCGGATGGAACAAGAACACCATCCACATCGCGCTTGTGGGTGGATATGGCGGCCACCGGGATGATGAGTTCGGCAAGCACTTCACGCCTGAACAGGACGTTGCCTTGCGAACGGAAATTGCCCGCATTGAAAAAATGGCCGGGCGCAGCCTGAACCTGATCGGCCACAACGAAGTCGCTAACAAAGCCTGCCCATGTTTCAACGTCCGCAAGTGGTACGAGAGCGCGCCACCTATCCCTGTCACGCCTAAGCCTACAGGTTTCTTGGCGTTCCTGCTCAAACTCTTTGGAGGTTTCAAATGACCCTGAAAACACAACCGACAAAAATGCCAACGCGCAAGCTGGCGGCAGTGATTATTGCGACATTCTTGGTCCAAGGCACCTTGGCTGTCTTGGATATGTTCCTGCCCGGCGTGGCTAAATCGGTTCCTGCCGCAGATTACATCGCCATGCTGGTGCCCCTGCTGGCCGGATACATTACGAAGGATAAAGCCTGATGCGTGATCCCCTGATAGGCTGCTTTGGCCTCGGTGTCGTCGTGGGGCTGTGTCTGTGATCTGGGCCCTGTTCCTGAAATCAAAGCTGGTGCAGGGGCTATCCGCTCTTGCACTGGCCATCGCCGGCATCCTGACATTCGGGGCCGTCAAAAAACGTGCAGGCAAAGAAGAGGCATACGATGAAATGCAAGAGCAAGATCGGGCGGAGGCTGACGCTATCCGCCACCGTGTGCGCAACGCTGGCCGGGTGTCAGATGACGACATCGAATACCGAGACTAGCAAGGCACTGTGTCAGGCATGGGAGGACAGCCTGTTCCTCCCATCTCGTGCAGACACGCCTGAGACCGCGCGCGGCCTGACCCAACAGCGCAAAACACAACGCGCCGCGTGCTCATAGGTGGTGCCAATCCACAAGGTATTGCGATTGCCCATCAATGATTGCTGACAATTCGTCCACACACTTGGCGGCAGTCGCCAGGTCCCACAATCGGTCAAAGGCGCTGGTCCATTCCTTGCGGAATTGCAAGCGCGGGCGGGTGTGGATCGCATATAAATAGGCGTCCAGCTTATCGAGAAAATCCAGACGCGCCGTGACCCGTGCCGATCTGTCCATGACAGGCAGTTGCAGGGCGCTGCGCGCGTCCTGCTCTCGACGCTCTTTGAGGTCGCGCATCTCGTGATTGATCGACGGTGACGGGATGTCGCCTGTGATCCCTTCTGGCACGTCATGCAGAATGCAGGCCCGTAGCAGCGCATCATCGCCTGGCCAGATCATCATGCCCACAAGCGCCATGCGCCCGCTGTGTCCGAGGATCGGGTCAAACGTGTCGTGCAGATCGGCATTACAGTGCCATCGGCGCGTGAAGGCGCAGCGCCATGCTTCATAGATCATTGGTCTGTTCCTTTCAGTTCTGCGGTAAACAAAATTACATCATCAATCAGTGTTGTGTCCCACTTTGCTAATTCCACAGACAGATCCATTAACTTCACAGCCTTCGCCAGCTTCGCCTCAAGTTTCTCGCATCGATCCCCCTGCTGCTGTAACTCCCCTGTGGCCTTAAAAAAGGCGGCAGCGTAGTCTTCTTTGTAACCAATGGTTCTTGCCAGATTTGCCTCAAGTTCAGCGATGCGGGCGTCTGCGTCTTTACGTTCTGCGTCCATGGCGCTTGCATAACCGCGCTGTTCGGCTTTTGCGTTCTCGACGTCGGATAGGTCGGCGCGGGTGTTCCATTTCTCTGTTGAAGCGGAAGAGGAATAGCAATCATTGCACATAATTGACGCTTCGCTCTGGAATGGACTGCGGCGCAGTTTCCCCAGATTTTCGGAGCCGCAAAACGGGCACGGCTTCATGTCGGGCGCTTCGGTTTCATTGGTCATTGGGTTGGTCCTTTCAGTTCTGCGAGGGTGGCCCTATCAGTAGCGTCCTGATCGGTTACTTTTCGGACATAGGCTTCTGCGTGATCATCCCCGTAACAAGAGGCGCACCAGCTTTCCCGGCACTTGTCACCCCGGCACTCGATAGCGGTAGTCGGGACGTAGACCCCACGACGATTTGCGATAGCTACAGCCTTCGCCAGCTTTGCTTCGAGTTCCTCAATTCGATCAGCCGCTTCGTCCTGAAGATCACATTGCGATGTGCTTTCCATGTCCTGTGTCACAGGCTGTTCTTCGCGTAGTCGCCTAACAAGATCATTGGTCATCAGTCTGTTCCTTTCATTTCTGTGGTGGTTTTGACGACGCCACAGGGCGCAGCGACGTGACAGGTGCCCTCGTGTACTTGCAGAACATATCCGCCCGGTATCCAACGTCGCGGAACTCGCGCATGAAGCGATCCCCGTCCCGCACGCACTCTACGGGATGCTCCGTGATATACCGCTCGCCCGCGTGCTCCGCAGGTGCCGTGACGACGAATAGAATAAATGCCAGAGTTTTCATGCTTCACCCTCCGCTTTGGCGATTGCATCATCTGCGGCATTCATAGCGTCGTCAATCTCAGGATCAGTGCCGCATGGGGGCATCCACATTCTCAACCCCTTCAAAGCATCCAGCAAGTCAGGGGCTGCGGCGATAAGGTGCCAGTCTGCATCATTGTGCGGGGTCCAAGGGTAGTATGCTGTGTCGCACATTATGCATTCGCCGTTAGCGATAAGCCTGCTTTCCCCACTCATGGATTGAACTACCCAAGGCCCCGGCGTGTGTGTCTCTGTCATCTATTCGCCCTCCACCCTGCGCGGCTCACTCCGCTCTGCAACAACCTTTACGGCGGCAGCGGGGTATTTCTTGAGCAACGCCGCAATGCGAAACTCAGCGGTTCGCCCGGGCAGGTCGTTCCAGTCGCCTTGACATAGCGCGATCTGTCTCTGTTGTTCAGGTGTCATTCGTCTTCTCCCATCTCTGCGTAAAAAACATCCATAAGCACGGCGGCTGCAAACTCGGCCACCGTTGAACCTTCAGGCGTGTTGTTCATAACCCAATGCTGCGCATCCGCTGGCAGCATCAAAAGCATTCTTGAAATCGTGCCTTTGGTGATGCACGCTTTTTTCAACGTGTTGGCCAGCTTGATTTCTGGATCAGCAGGTTTTTTTGGCGGAATATCACCGCGCTCCCGGGCCTCCCGTATCAATCGAGAAACCGAAGAGAGTGGCACGCCAGCACCTGATGCGATCTTTTTGCGCGATGCACCCTGGTTGTATAGCTTGATCAACTTATTCATTGGACACCCTGCTCGGCCTTGAAGTCGTCCAGCGTCATGGCATAGCGCGTTTCAATCAGCGGCCCCATGCCGATGATGCACTTGGCAATCCGGCCAGACGCGGCCAGCCGATCAAGCGCAGTTTGAGCCTCTGCCGTTTCGCTATTGCGCGGCTTGTCGTAAAATTGACAGGCCAATTCATATGCAGACGCCATTCGCAGTTCTTTCAAGGCTTCAAGCACCTCATCGTCCGTCAGGGGGCCATCTTCGTCAATCTGCACCGTTGGCTCCCCAAACAGCTTGATGGCCTTCCACGGCGCTTTCTTGCGGCTCTGCTCGGCATTTTCGACAACGATGGCTTCATACTCAGCGTTGACAATAACATTGACCGGGCGCGCCACTGCCGCCGGAACAAACACACTTTCGCCCGTTGTCGTGCAGACGCCAAACGCCGTGCAGGTATCAAGCTGGCCCGTGATGATGATTGTGGTTTTCATTTTGATTTTTCCTCTTCAGGCATGTCTTCTGCCCGCCAATAGTTGAAGTTGTTGTTCCTCGCGTTCCGAACATAGCCAATGCCATAATCATCGTCAGAGTTGCGAAACTTGTTGCACCAATATTTCACTGTCTTGACCTTAACATCGATGCCGTTGGCAATGTCAATTGTGCGCGCGCCAGGGTGTTTTTTCAAATGCGCCCGCACCATTTTTGCACGGCGCTTCCATTCCTTTTTTAGCCATTCGTGGGTTTTTTCGCTGCTGCCCATGTTGGTCGCGTTGCCGTGCTCTCGGTGCAATGTGGGTTTTTTCTTTTTGCCTGCCTCCATTTTCCACATGAGGCGGGCGATGGCTTCTTCGTGCTTTGTGGCAATTGCTGCATTCAGCTTGAATACAGGGATCATCACCAACCCAACCCGTGGCCGATAATCAAGAGCGCATAGGGGCCGCCAAAGATGGCCGCAACCCCGATTAAATCTGTGATAAAGTGTTTCATTTTGGTTCGTTTCCTTCATTTGGTTTATGACGCGTTCAACGCCGCTACTAGATCGGCACGGGCGGCATAGGCGGCGTCGGCACGAGCGGCATGGGCAGCATAGGCGGCAGCATAGGCGGCGGCATCGGCGGCACGGGCGGCAGCATAGGCGGCGGCACGGGCGGCAGCATAGGCGGCACGGGCGGCGGCACGGGCGGCAGCATAGGCGGCATCGGCGGCGGCACGGGCAACTTCCATCTCGTCACGCACGTCTTCGCCCGCAATGCGCCGGTGCAGCAGATCAATGACAGGCTGCGTGACCCCGGTAGTGTCGTGAACCTTCGAACGTTCAAGGGTTGCAATCAAAAACAGATCGCGCGCTTTGTCCATGTCACGGGGCGTCTGGACAGCAAGAGCGACATCCATCGCAAATTGACGACGGGCGGCGTCCTCGTCGTCAGCACCGACATTGGCGTCAAACAATGAAACGTTGAGGCGGGCCAGCCATTTCGGCCAACCAGCAGTCACGCAGTCGTCGGCGGACTTAGCCCCTGAAACCAGTGCGGACATCATGCAGACGGCTTCTGAGCCGCCCCATGATCCAGATTTAAGATTTGCAGCCATGATGCGTTCGGCGGCGTCGGACTGTGAAAAAATAGTGCTCATTGGTTCGTTTCCTTCATTTGCTATTCGTGCATCCCTTATACACGCCACAACGCAATGTGCAACACACTTTTCTATCTAATCTGAATATTCTTAATTGCCTGCACCAGCACCATGCCACCCTCCTTATACAAGCGCACTTCTTCGCGCGTGTACTGCTTTTCCTTAAGCCATGCCCGCGCATCCGCAACGCCAGCCTTGCAATCGGATGTGGCGAAAACAATCGTGCCTGCCTTGATCTCGGTCATGTGTTGCCTTAGTGTTGCGCAACACCATTGAAAGGCATTGCCATGAAAAAAGATAAAGTCATCCACTGCCGCGTCACGCAAGAGCAGCAAGCGCAAATCGCACAGGCAGCCGCTGACGCTGGCCTGTCCATTACTCAGTTCGTCGTGCGCGCCGCTCTTGCACAAACGCCAGCACCTGCCGACTAGCATCTGTCGCGCCGTTGCAAACAATAACAATGTCGCCAATGCCTGACAGATATTCGTGCCAAGCGGCTTGATCTTTGCTGATCCTGCCGCCTTTTTGCCGTTTCATCTCAATCCACAACTTCCAGCGCGGCACATATAAATCAGGCACGCCAGGCTTTACGCCCTCAGCCTTCATTTTCTTGGCAACGCTGATTGCCCGATGACCGCCGTTCGGGATGTGGAATATCCACACCCCGCGAAACTGCAATTCAAACCAGCGCAAAAAGCCGATCTGCTCCTCGCTCTCAGAAGGGTATTTCATCCCAGTCATCACTGCCGCCCCCATCCCATGACAATTCCTGCCCCTGCGGTTTTGGCTTCAGCCCGGCGCTGTAGTCAAGCTGCACAATCTCATCAAACCTAGGATCACTGACGCGCGGCTTGATCTTTATTCGCGTCGGCACTGTCCACGTCAAGGGTGCCTCTGCAAGCGCATCTTCTGTGCTGTCGGCCTGCGCCCCCAGAGCGGCCTTGCGTGCCGTGTAGCGGCTTGCTGCATAGCCTCCGTGGTCTGGGCATAGCCACTCGCTCACAGACCTCAGGCCGCAGCAGTACGTCACCTTCACGCTGTCGGGCTTGCCGGGCTTTTTGTGCCGATCATACAGCACATCCTCGACATCAATCCACTCGGCCACGACCTGCGATGAAAGCACGGCCCCGCCATAGGCGCTATTGCCGTGGTTCAATTCAGGATCAGGGAATTTATGCCCACACCCGCAAAAGCGTAGGCCCGTTGGAACCATTGTTTGGCACTCTGGACATTCCTTTGCGGGAGCTTCACCGTCGCCCGTCCCCTGCGTCTTGTCGCGCACCCGCACCGCATCAATAAAGCCGTGCCGCTCGACGTTGCCGCCAAAGTCCAGCAACAGGCAATCCTCCTTGCCCTCGGCCTTGCGCGTGCCCCGCCCCGCCATCTGGACGTAAAGGCCGGCCGATGCAGTCGCGCGCACCATTGCCACCAAGTCCGTCGCCGGGTGATTGAAGCCAGCCGTCAGCACGCCAATGTTGATCAGGCACCGCACCCGGCCCGCCTTGAAGGCTGCAATCCGCCCCGCGCGGTCTGTCTTGTTATCGGCACCGGTCACAACTGCAACGCTGATGCCATTGGCCTGCATTTCGGCCTCAATCATCTCCGCATGGCCAACGCCAGACGCAAACACCAACCAAGCCTTGCGATCGGCACCGTGACGGATGATTTCCGCAACCGTTTCCCGTACCAACTCAGGATCGCTTGCAGCCATTGCAAGCTGGCTTTCGATAAACTCTCCGCCCCGTTTGCCGACATTGGTCAGATCAATCTTGGCCTGCGCACCCTTACTCACGAGCGGTGCAAGATAGCCATCGTCCATCAGCTTGCCGACCGGTATGTCATAGGCGATGCCGTCAAAGATTGCGCCTTTGCCCTTGTGCAAATAGCCGCTGTCCAACCGGTACGGCGTCGCCGTCAGGCCCACAATTTTGACGGCAGGATTGCACTGTCTCAAGTCGTCAAGGAACTTTCCGTATCGCGTCGTGGTGTTTTTCGGCACCAAATGCGCCTCGTCAATAATCACCAAGTCCGGCGGTGGCACCATGTCAGGCGCACGCTCCCAAATCGACTGAATGCCAGCAAATGTCACCTGCTTGTCCAGCCGCTTCTGGCCGATGCTGGCGCTGTAAAAGCCAAGGTCAACGCTGGGCAGCATTCCAATGAGTTCCTCGGCGTTCTGCTGGATCAATTCTTTGACGTGCGTGAGCATCAACACCCGCGTGCCGGTGTAAGATAAAGCGTCCTCGATCAGCTTTGCCAAGATCAGGCTTTTGCCTGCCCCTGTCGGTGCGACAATCAACGGATCATTGCCCCGCTTGTCGGCCCAATACTGATAAAGCGCGTCAATGGCTTCGGCTTGATAGGGTCTGAGTGTGAGTTTCATATTTCTGCCTCCGCTTCTAAAATTGCGTTGCCGATCAGTTCGGGTATTTGCGGCACTACGGCGTTGCCAGCGGCGGCACAGATGCGTGATCCGTTGGGAAACCCATCACCCACAAGTGGAAGGCCGGATTGCTCCTGCCAGTCTGCAATGAGGTTTTTACCACCCAATGCGCCAACATTTCTTGGTGCCCACCTTTCGCACGTTCTATGCACATTTTGGGCGATATTGAATAATGCCATTTCGGGCCGTCTGATCTTTGCGGGGTAGGCAACAATCCAGACACGTTCGCGGCGATGGGGAGCGCCCAAGGCTGACGCTGGTATGTTTTCCCACTCCGCATCATACCCGCAGCGGGCCAAGTCTGCGAGAATTGTGCCAAACCATCCGCCTCGTTGTTCAGTTGGGCCACTAAGCAGCGCTGCGACGTTCTCCACGATGACGTAGCGGGGTCTAAGCTCGCCAATAAGTCGGACAATTTCGGACCACAATCCACTGCGGGTTCCTTCGCCAATTCCGGCTTGCTTCCCTGCAACGCTGATGTCTTGGCACGGGAAGCCGCCTGTGATGACATCAACGGAAATTCCGTCTCGTTTAAGAATGTCGCCTGTGAGTTTGGTGACGTCTTCATAGCAAGGCACCTCCGGCCAGTGTTTAGCTAAGACTTTGCGGGGGAACGGCTCGATTTCGCAGAACGCAACGGTTTCAAATCCGCCCGTTCGTTCAAGCCCAAGACTGAAGCCCCCAATGCCACTAAATAGATCAAGCACGCGTAACATCAAAACGGCACCCACTGATCTGCAATCTCTTGACTGTTGCCTTCGTTGCGAATGACCTCGCCGTCCTCGGTGACGTACTCCACCCAATCAGGGCTGGCGTCATGCACCTCCCATGGCATGGCATAGGGATTGAAAATGTGCGCATCGCACAACGTTCCGAAAGCCTTGCCCTTGGCGCATGACCAAGCGCCATCACCACCGCGCTCAGGCGTGGCATGGGCGCACGTTCGGCAATTCACCTCCGGCGGCTTTCCCATATGGCAAATCGCGCTGTAATCGCAAAACTTGCACTGGAAATATGACGGGTCATTGCGCAGCTTTGCAGGGGGCTTGTCCGCAAAGATAATCTCGCCAGCCTTCGCCACCAGCTTCAGTGCCATCGCCGGATCGTATTTGATCCGCTCCATGTAGATCGCATCGGTGTTCTTGTTCACGGCGATGAAAGCGCAGCGATCAATCTCGGCCAAATGCATCCCGATCTGGCATTGCGCATAATAGACCGGCTTTGTCGCCTCGCAGCCTTTGTTCTCCATCGCCTTAAAGTTCTTGTCATTCATTGTCTTGAACTCCAGCGTGTGCGGCTGGCCGCTTTCCGCAAAGCCCTTGCCAACGCCATCCAGCGACAACGCGAAATGCCCGTCGTGCGCGGTAAAGCGTATCTGCCTGCCCGTATCAGGATCGCGGTCCCACACTGTCACGCCAACGGCCCGCAGGTTTGCAACAATGCGATCCTCCTCCCTGTCGCCCGTTTCAAACAAGCGCAGCACGCGCCCTTCAAACGTCGCCCGATCCATGTGCCGAAACTGATACCACAAGGCGCGGCTGCACTCGTGGCCGATCTGGGAGCCGCCGAGATGCGGGCGGTGCGCGTCCTTGCGCTTGGCTTTGTAGTGGTCAAATATCGCCTGCACCGTGGGCGGCAGGTTGTAAGGTTCAAGGTTCATGCTGCTCTCCATCTATCCAGTAATGGGGCGGCGCACCGCCCCATGCCTAAGCAGACGCCTACTTCTTCCAGGGCGGCGTAGATGCTGCCGCTGCGCTGGGCGCTGATGCCGATGGCGCAGCGTTGGTCGCCGCATACTCTGCAATGTCATTGCTGGCGTCGTAGCCGTCCTTGGCTGGCTTGACCTTGATCTTCACCATGAAAGGCTTGTCATGCAGGTCCGCAGACTGGCGCGGCGTCATCACACCAACAGCGCGGCAAATGCTCGACAAGGTGCGCTGGGCAATCTCAACCGCAGTGGCGTTGGGGTTGTTCAGGTTCAGGCGCTCAAACGCCTTCCGCCCTGCATGTTCGCCATCGATCACTTCAACCGTCATTTGCAGATAGCTGCCCGTCTGCGCCTTCGTCGGCTTTTCCTCGCTCTGCGTGATAACCGCCTTATACCATCCCGCCGGGATCGGCTCGCGGCTTTCTGATGGGTCTACGTTGTTCGCGTCAAATCCATTGAGTTCCATGTGCGTTGATCTCCTACTGCGCTACATATTTCGAAAAGGGAAAGTCACCGCCAAGATCAAACTTGATTGGCGCAGTGATGTTGTATCGGTTCTTGCTGATGTTGCTGGCCACCGGAAAAGCAATGATTTCGCGCTCGCCGTCGCTGATCGCCCGCTTTTTATTGCCCTCGCTGCCGCGCAGGTTCGTCACCAGCCGAATGAATGCCACCATGTCTGCGTTGTTGCTGTAATGATGCACGCAGTCATATTGGCGGTTCTTGTGAAGCTGGATCGTGTACCGGCTGTATTTGTCAGCGTCCGGCAGTTCCAGTTCCTCAGTCGTGGCATGGGCAATGAAAACCACATTCAACCCGCAATCTGTCGCCAGATAATCGCAAGCCTCGCGCAGTTCCTGATGCCGTGCATCCAGCATCCCGAAGGCCTTGCCATAGCCGCCATGCGCTGCTGCCATGTTTTTGCACTTGGGGTTGCTTTCGCTGTCAATGATTTCCTTGATCGCCAGTTTTTCAAACTGCGTGATGCTGTCAATGACAACCGTTTTTCGGTCGTGGTCGCCCGTTGCAAGCGCCTCGATTGCCTCAAACACGTCGGCCGTGGATTTGGCCACCGGAAACAGCATGGCGTCAGGGTGTCCGTCAAGGCTGGCCGTGCCATCCTCGGCGCGGATAAAGACCGGCTTTGGGAACATTGCCGCAAGCGTTGTTTTGCCCATGCCGCCTTCGCTAAACAGCGTGGCAATCAAAGGACGCCCCGCTGTTGGTCGGCTCAGTTGTGATAGATCAATTGCCATTGTGGTTCTCCATTAAATCACGTTCAGTTTTTGCGCCATCAATGGCAATTTGCATTGCCTTGATAATCGCCTCGGCTTCTTCAATTGTGAAATCTTCAAAATTGGGCTGCGATCTTGTGAGGTTCGTTGTCGCAATTGCAACGCTGCCAGAACCTTCTCCGAAACCAACCAGAAAGTCTTGGCCGTCTTCAGATTGAATGCGGATCAGCATCACTTCTCCTCCACTTTGATTGAAACCTTGCCCGGCGTGGCAGTAAATGCAGGCGC